GTTTATGCTAACGTGGTCAGCTAAATGGTTATTTGATAATAAAACTATTTCAGATAGAGTTACTGGTGAAGAAGCACTAAATGAAGATGATAGTAGAATAACCAAGGGGTTGTGGGCGTTGTTTGATGAGGCTGATATTGTGATAGCACATAATGGTGGTAAATTTGATGTTCCTAATATGAACACAAGATTTTTAGTTAACTCATTACCGCCGCCATCTACATATCAAATCATAGATACATTAAAGGTTGCAAGAAGAGAGTTTGGTTTTACACATAATAATCTCGACGCTCTTGCCAGAGTATTTGGTTTAGATGGTAAGATAGAAACAAACTTCGCTTTATGGAAGAGATGTAAGAATGGGGATAATGATGCTCTTAAAGAAATGGAAACTTATAACATCCAAGACGTAGATTTACTAGAGGAAGTATATCTAGAGTTGCGACCATGGATTAAGAATCACCCATCAGCAGCTTTATTTGTTGAATCAGAAAATATGATATGTCCAAGTTGTGGTCACAATCATTTAATAGCAAAGGGTCACTACATGACACAAGTAAGTAAGTTTCAAACTTATCAGTGCTCTGAGTGTGGGGCTCTTTCAAGGTCGAGACAAAATTTAGTGCCATCTGGCATTAGAAAAAACTTGCTAGTTAGCCTAGCTCGATAAATAGCATATAAGGGCCCTAGCGTTGCTTCTAACAGACGTTCTACTATAGCATAGTATAAGTGATTAGAATAACCCTAGGGCTTCTTATATTGCCTTAAATTAAACATAGCTATTTTATCTTTAGCTATAAAAAGATGCGAAAAAAGTGTATTTATCAAGGAAATAGTATACAAAAGTTTGTATTTCTTACTATCTTTGTGTAATACTTTAACTTTTCGCTTAAATAAATAATACTTTATGGAAAAAAATGGACTTGGGGTTAGTATGGGTGATATGATAGATTTTGATCAGATCATAGATACTGAAACTGGCACACTAGTAACTGGGGTTGCGAACACCCCTGTTGTAGATGAAGAAGAAGCGAAAGGTGGAAAAGAAGTAAAAGATTTAATCGAAGTTAATATTGAGGAAATAGAGACCGAGATAGAAGATGAATCAAGTACCGGAGGGGATGCCATTGTTGATGGTGTGCAACCTTCTTCTTCTTTGCCTTTTAAAGTCCTCGCAAAAGCGCTTCATGAGCAGGGTGTCCTTTCGGAGCTTGATGACTCTAAATTTGAGAACGCGGATGAGGATGGTGGTGAATTGCTTATTGGATTGATTAAGAACGAAATAGAGAAAAACAATTCTTCTTATAGATCTGGATTACCACAAGTTATAAAAGATTTAATTGAAAATTATGAAGAAAACGTACCGTTAGATAAACTAATTGGTATGGAGTCTACAAAAATGAGATTAGATACAATAACTGATGAACAATTAAAAGCAGATGTAGAATTGCAAAAGATTGTAATATCTGAAAACTATAGACGTAAGGGTCTTCCTGACGCTAAAATTAAAAAGAGATTACAGCAATTTGATGATTTAGATCAGATGGAGGAGGAGTCTTTAGAGGCTTTAAATGAGAGTAAGGAATTTATTTCTAGCTCTATTAATGCTGAAAAGGAAAATGCAAAAAACCAAAGCGCAAAAGCAGAACAAGAAAGGTTGGCGAACCTAAAATCTCTTAAGGAAGATATAAACAATACCAATAACTTGATAGAGGGTGTAAAAATCTCAAATAAAGAAAAGGACTTAATCTATGACTCAATGACAAAAGTTGTTGATAAAGATGAGGCTGGTCGTCCCATGAATAAAGTAATGGTGACTAGGGCAAAGAACCCTATTGGATTTGAGAAACTATTACATTACTATCATAGTCTAGGTATGTTTAATATAGATGATGACGGGAAGTTAATTCCTGACATTTCGAAAATAAAGACTGGTGCAAAAACATCCGCAATGGATGATCTAAACTCCGCAATTAGAAGTTCCCAGTTACCCTCTTCAGGTACGCCTGCAAGAGAATCAACAGTTGATAGGTCTAAAATGAAGGAGAATATAAACTCTATGAAAGGCTTATTCAAATAACAATTTTAAATTTTAAATTATGTTAATTAGTCCACTTCAAAAGTATGAACCAAAAGACTGGTCTGGACTGACTACTGAAAATCATCTTGGGGCATTGTTTGCTCAAGAGCCTCAATTTATCTCTAAGGTAATTGAGCAGATTTACAAAGTCAATCTTGGCGGAGATGATATTGTTTCATTTTTGGATCAATTTCCAACAGAGTACGTTCAGGACGATGTTCCATTTAAATGGATGTTACAAGGCGCAGACGAAAAAAATATTGCACTAGTTGCAGCTTATTCAGATGTGTCAGGAACAGCATTAATGGCAAAGCCAGGTTATGGCTTAGGAACATTTGTAATGGTATTCCCAGAGAAGTTATTTTATGCCACAGACGTTATTGTAGGTGAGAAACCAGATCTATACAAACTTCGTGTTGTAAAAGATCCAGAGCCTTATGATGGAAGTAACTGGGCATGTACAGTGCAGCTTGTAACAGGTAATGATTTACTATCGGTGCCTGCAGATGAGCTAGCCGCTGGAACAAGATGGAGTAAGGAATACTCTCTAGTAGAGCAAACTTTATCCAAGCGTGGTGGTAATGTATCACACACATCTCCGTTTATGATGGAGAACAACTTGTCAATGATTCGTAAACAATACGAAGTACCTGGCAATATGATCCGTAAAGGCGAAAACAAACCTCTAGCATTCTCATTTGTAGGTGTAGATGATAAAATGGAAACTAGATGGATCAAAAAACTTGACTGGGATTTCCTAACTCAATTTAGGAGAGAACGCGCTCGTTTGTTACTTTATGGTAACTCTAACAGAAAAGATGATGGTAGTTTTGGTAATACAGGTGAGTCTGGTTACGAAATCAGGGCAGGTCATGGCTTATATGAGCAGATCGCTCCATCAAACATTTTCTATTACAATAAATTTGATATTGATTGGTTGAGTGAAATCGCAATTGGTCTTTCTGTAGGGAAACTTCCAGAAGATTCAAGACGCTTTGTACTTTCAACTGGTGAGTACGGAATGTTCCAATTCCATAATGCAGTAGAAGCTAAAGCCTCCACATGGTCGCCTAACTTCTCTCAGGATAGAATTAGTATAGCAGGAAACAAAATGACCTATAAAGGTCAGTTCCTAGAGTACAGAACAGTTAATGGTATTACATTTGAGCTAATGCATGACCCAATGAAAGATAGTCCTATTCGTAATAAAGTATACCATCCAGATGGCGGGTTGCTTTCTTCATGTGAATATGATCTATTAGACTTTGGTACAGCAGGTGGTGACGCAAATATTAAGAAAGTACTACTTGAAGGTGAAGAAGAAATCTTTAAGTATATTCCTGGTATGCGTGATCCTTATTCACCATATAACAACTTAACACAACCTGGTATGACATCAAGTTCTGTTGATGGTTACGAAGTGCATAAGATGTTTATTGGAGGATTGAGAATTAAGAATCCTATGAGATGTGCCCGCATCCTACCTAACACAGTATGAGGTAGTTACGTAAGTTAAATTTATGTCAAGAAGAGTTTCTTTAGAAGAGTTTATAAAAAAAGCAAGTTTAAAACATGTTAATAAGTTTGATTATTCTTTAGTTGAATTTAATGTTTTAATGGATAGAATTAAAATAATTTGCCCAACTCATAAAATATTTGAGCAGAGAGCAACAAAACACCTTCATGGTGACGGTTGCCCAAAATGCTCAGGTAATGTAAAACTAACGAAAGATGAATTTATTCAAAGAGCGTTAGCGATACATGGAGATAAATATAACTATTCTAAAGTTAACTATAAAGGACATGCGTACAAAATAAGTATTACATGTGATGTTCATGGCGAATTCATGCAGACAGCTAATAAGCATTTGTCTGGTGATGGTTGCCCTGAATGCGCAGAAGAGAATAAAGGCTGGTCTTTCTCCCTATGGGAGAAGGCTGGCTTGAATTCTAATAAGTTTGAGGGATTTAGATTATATATTATTGAGTGTTGGAATGATAATGAGAGATTCTTTAAGGTAGGTAAAACTTTTAATAACTTATCAAGAAGATTTAAAACTAAAGTAAAAATGCCTTATCGTTGGAAATTAATAAAAATTGAAGAGGGTGATGCAAGAACGGTTAGTGAATTAGAGATATCATTTAAGCATTTGAATAAAGATAATCAATATATTCCTAAAATAAAATTCAAAGGAATGAGCGAGTGCTATAGTAATGTAGTTATTCCTTAATTTAAAATAAGAAGAAGATGAGTAAAAGTGAATTTTTAGAGGATAAAAAGGTTTATTTAAAACCAGTATTAAAACCTGGCGGCATGAATCCCAAAGGACACGATGGTGAATTTATGTACTCAGGAACAGAAGTAAGTTACGTTCTTCCGTATAATCTTAAAAAAGGTAGACTTGAAACTATCTTAACAAAAGAAGAACAAGACTTTTTTGAAAAAGAATTAAACGAAGATCTTAGTATTCATAATAAAGTAAATAATTATTGGAATACTTTTGCGGTCAGAATCAGGAAAGATGATAGGCTAATGAAAGATGGCTACGAACTTGACTTAAGTGACCCAATTGATAATTTAAGATGGAGACTTCTTAAAATACAAGCCCATGTATCACCTACATGGAATGAGAGATATGATCGTGGAGAATATGTATTTGCACTAGTTGATCAGGAAGAAATGACTGCAACAAGAGCAAGAATAGCTGACAAGAGAAAAGAAGCATATATATTCCTAGGTAAAGTAGAGGGATCTACTAAGAAGATGATTAATTTCTTAAGAGTATATGGTAAGAAGCCATCTAATACTGCTACTGTTGATTTCTTAAAAGGAGAGATCGACCAATTAATTGAGAATCCAAAAACTATTGATAATGTATTAAAGATCATAAATGATCCATTGTACGAAATTAAATTATTTATAGAAGATGCTATAGAAGTAGGCGCCATAATTAGACGTGGAAGAAAGTACTATATGCAAGGTGGTGACCCAATAAATGAAAACGATCCTACATTAGAAGGAACTGTTGAGCAGTTAAATATTTACAAAAGAGATACTGACGATATCTATTTAAGAATAGACAATCAAATAAAGAATATTACAAAGTAATAGATTATGACTACACAAGAAATGATAGATGCTTTTGAGCTTGATTATGATCTTAACGGAAGCGGAGCCGTAGCTGGATTTGAGAATGACGAAATTCTTTCATTTCTAAATAAAGCTCAAAAGAAAATAACAGAAGATGTTTTCCTAAGGCTTGGCCCTAATCAATTATACAGCTTAATAGAGTCATCTGACTTACAATTGGCAGGTTATGATGCCGAGGATTCTAATGAATATATCGGCACATTACCTTCTGATTTTTTGTATTACGTAAGCTCAAAAGTTATTGTTACAAGATCTTCTGCCCCAATATTAGCAACTGCTACATGGGTAGACTGTGAGATTATTGATTTAAATAATTCTGATAACTTTGTAAGTTCAAATATGAATAATGCGATTATAATCAATCCATTTATATTTGTAATTGATAATGAGTTTCGTATTATTAAAGACGATGATACAACTATTGGTGTAAATGTCTCAACTAGCGCATACAGCGTTAAGTTAAAATATATTAGACTGCCATTAGATATGGTTATTGGTGGACAAGCCTCTGAACTGAGCCTTAAGTGGCATCAAGATGTAGTTGATTTAGCCGTACTTAATGCAATGAAGATTACAAATGATTTCAGAATAAGACAATCATCTAATAAATCAGATAAGTAATGACTGGAAAAGAAATGGTATATAGCTTTCAGCAATTGCTGATAACAATGAGTCCTGCTTTTAAAACAGTAGAAAGGTTAGATACGTATGAAATACTTGACTATCTCAACAGAACTGTTGATAGATATATTAAAACAAAGTATCTTAGTGGCGGTTCATTTATAAACAACACAAATACAATTAATGCAAATATTGGTGATTTAAGCAAATTAGTTATTGCAACATCAAAAACATATGCATTTACACAGGTTGTGAATATGAATAATGTATACGAAACTGATTTACCAATAGATTTTCTTGCTTATGTAAGATCTGATTCAAAAATAACCAGAACTGTTGTTTTTACAGGAACTGATATATGGGTTCCGAATAACGAGGTTGATTTTAATCAAATAGATCAATTTATAACAACAGCATTTAATATACCAATATTAGAAAAACCACTTGTTTCAATACAGAATTTTGAAGGAGATGGGTCAAAAGAGGTTTTATTAATTATAGATGGATTCACTACTTTAACAAATTATGTTTTAACATATATTAAGAAGCCGACAGCTATTGACATATCATCTAATAATTGTGAATTAGCTGATTATTTACATGAAGAAATTGTAAGGCTTGCTGTAGTATCGTATATAGATGAATATAAAACTAAATTAACACAATCTAAATCTAAAGATAATGAATAAATTAGAATTGCAATTATTGTTTGAAGATAGGGTTGGGTTATTAATGACTGATACAACCAAGGCTTTTAAGACTTCTGAAATAGAAAGGTACTTAAACGCGGCTCAGGACAAGTACTTTGCTCAACTAGCAGAGATATTTGAGGTAAATGAGGACGCTAGGAAAGCACTTACTAATTTAGTTAAGACAGAAACAGTAGCTGCTGAGGTGGGAATCCCAGCTGGTTTGATATCCTTACACGCTAACTCTAAGTTTTTTGATATAGAATCAGTAATAACTGGTGAGTTATATAAAATAGTGGAGGAGTATATTTCAATAGATGATGTTGATAATTATCCAGTAAAACCAATAACGCATGACCAATATCATGCTAATATTAATAATCCATTTAAACAGCCGTATATAGGGCTTGCTTGGAGAATTGATATTGATGGGTATATAGAAATAGTACCATCAGGATTACCAGGAG